AAATGCCGCACACGCGGCTGCACCCTGCGACGGCGCTGCTGCTGGCGCTGCACGCGCCGGGCGCTGTGCGGGTGCATCTGGACCCGCACGACGTTGCTGGGTACTGGCGGCTGCTCGAGGAGCGGTGGGCGGCTCCCGGCGATCTGGTGCTCGTCGGGCAAGACATCGGTATCCGGGCGGGTGTGCTCGGCCGGTTCGCGGAGTGCCGCGAGCCGTGGTGCGGGCACGCCTACCCGGATGGTTCCGAGGTTGTGGTGACGTTCGGCTGCTCCCGGTTCACCGGGGAGTTGAAGGCGCGGTGCCCGGATCTGATCCGGGTCGCTGAGCTGGCCGGGCCGGTGCCGGAGTGGCGGGCTGTTGACGCGCTCGTCGGCCGCGAGCTGCACCGTCGCGGTGTTTCCCCGCACACGCATCCCGGTGCGGTCACCCACTTTCATCGTTCCCCGTAGGAGGGCCTGTGAGCGTCATCCCGGCGGTCGCGCCGTATGTCCCCACCTACGCGGTCAAGACGCCGTATCTGACGGTGGCGGAGTTCATGGCTGCTCCTACCGGGGTGGACGTGTCTCAGCTGGTGCCGGGCGGTTCGACGGGGGACAACACGGCGGCGCTGGCGACGTTGATCTCGTCGGCTTCTGCCTACGCCGACAATCTGTGCTTCCAGGTGCTCGCCGCGACGCTGGACATTCAGGTCGGGGAGTACCGGGTGTTCTCGGACGGCACGATCCGCGTGCCGGTGGCGTTCACTCCGCTGGTCGAGGTGACGGACGTGAAGCTCGGCAACCGTGCCGGGCAGCTCGCGTCGCTGACCGACCTGTCGGGGCTGTGGCTGCAGCGTAAGACGGTGCGGATCCCGGTCGGCGCCATGTCGTCTGGTGGGCTCGCTGGGCCGGCCGCGCCGGCGACCGAGGGGAAGCTGTTCGCGCAGGTGTCCTACGTGAACGGGTTCGCCAACACGGCGCTGAGCGGCTCGCCGGTCACGGCGGGCGCCTCGTCGATCGTGGTCGCCTCGCCGCTGGGGATCTTCCCCGGTCTGACGTTGAACATTTACGACGGGTCGAAGTCGGAGCTGGTGACGGTCGGCGCGGGCTACGTGCAGGGGTCGACGACGGTTCCGTTGGCGTCGCCGCTGGTGAACGGCCACAACGGTGGCGTGTCGGTGTCGGCGCTGCCTCGTTCGATCAAGCAGGCGGTGATCTGCCTGACGTCGCATCTGGTCAAGACGCGCGGCGCTGAGGCGCTCTCGTTCGCCTCGGCGTCGGGTGGGCCGGCCGGGTCTGAGAAGGACTCGCCGGGTTACACGGAGGAGTACGAGCAGGCCGTGGATCTGCTGCACCCGCATCGGCGGACCTGGTGAGTTCGGCTCTGGTGCGTGCGGCGATCGCGGCCTACTTCGAGTCGGCTCAGATCCCTGGCCTGAACGCTGTTCATCCGGCTCCGCCGTACTGGGCGGACGGGTCGGAGTGGGATCTGAAGGCGCAGCTCGGGTCTGGGGCTATCGCTGCGGTGCACCTCGCCGAGGAGCAGGAGTCGCGGATCACGGTGCCGGTCCACACGGGGCAGAAGCTGGTCGAGTACCGGGTCGGGCTGATGCTGTTCTACCAGTGGTTGAAGCCTGCGACGCTGGTGCCGCAGGACGAGTCGGCGTGGTCGGGTCCCCTGGACGTGATCATCGACGGGGTGAAGGACCGGCTGCGCGCGGACCCGAATTGTGGCGTCCCCGGTGTGGTGTGGCAGTCCGCCGAGGACAAGGGCGACGTGAAGATCCAGCGCGACATTCCTCGGCAGCTGCCCGGCAAGGTGCTGTCGTGGAACGTGGTCGAGTTCATGGTCGACGAGATCGTGACGGCGTAGGGCGGTGGCCGTTCGGCGGCGTCGCCGGCATCGGCGGCACTACCACCTGAAGCACAAGCGCCGGAAGTCGACGCATCGTCGGCATCGTCGCCACTATCACCTCAAGCATCGGCGGCGGCGGCGTCACGGCTACCACCTCAAGCACAAGCGGAGGAAGGGGTCGCGGCGGGCCCACGCTGCCACGAGGCGGCGTCGGGCGCACGCGAGTGCTGTACGGCGTCGGCAGGTCGTTGTGAACCGTCGTAAGGCGTCTGGGGGCCGGCGGACCGCTCGGCGGGTCGGTGCGGTTCCTCGCCGGCAGGTCGCTGGTGTGCGTGTCCAGCGTGGCCATCACGACCGGTCGACGTACCGGCTGCGCTCGAAGCGGCTGCACCGTCCGCTGCGGCTGCGCGTCCACAAGATCTCGAAACGTAGCCGGCACCTCCGTGCCCGGCGCTACCGCCACCTCTGAAGGAGATTCCTGGTGCCTCGTTACCGGTTCGTGGGCTCGGTCGAGTCCGTGCTGCACGGTCTGTCTCACGGCGTCAACGCGGTGTTGCACCGTGCCGGCGGTCACGAGCAGCCCGAAGGGTCGACGGTCGTCGCTCAGCCGGGCGACGTGATCGACACCGACGAGCCGTACTCGTCGGCGCTGCTCGAGGAGGACGCGAAGGCTTCCCCCGCGAAGGCGACCGCGAAGAAGGCGCCGGCGAAGAAGGCGGCTGCGAAGGCTGCCGCTCCCAAGTCCGACCCGGAGCCTGCTCCGGTCGAAGCTGCCGGCGCCACCGATCCGGTGGTCGACGGCGTGTCCATCCCCGCACCCACGGAAGGTCAGGAGTAACCGATGCCGAATCCGGTAATCACCCCCAGCAATCTGCAGTGGGTCGGGGCTGCGAAGGAGACGACCTACGGCACGCCCGTGGCGGCTCCGACGTTCTGGATCCCGGTCGACGGGTCCTCGATCAAGTACCTGCCCAACCAGAACATGCTCGCCGACGAGGCGCTGCGCGGGCTGATGGGCACCGAGTACCAGCAGGTCGCCGGGATGCGGCACGACACGCTGGACTACAAGTCCTATTTCTACATGGACTCGTGCTACCAGCACTTCCTCGCGATCCTCGGCCGGCCGGACGCTGTGTCTGGCTCGGCGGACCCGTGGACGCACAAGACGTCCCTCGAGAACGGTGTCGACAATGCGCCGGCGCAGCCGGTGTCGTTCACCCTGTTCTGGATCGACGGGCTGAAGGCGTGGCAGATGCCGGGCGCGGTCCTCATGACCTGCAAGACCACGGTCAAGGTCGACGACCTGGCGACGCTCGAGGCGTCGTGGGTGGGCATGCCCGCGACGATCATGGTGTCGGTCCCGTCGAACACTCCCTCGACGAACAAGCCGATTCCGTCGTGGTCGTCGGTCATCTCGGTCGGCGGGGCTGCCGCGTCGAAGTACTCGGAGATCTCGCTCGAGTACAAGCGCGAGGTGCAGGAGGTCCCGACGATCAACGCGTCGCAGTCCCCGTTGGAGATCTTCGGTGGCCGCTTCTCGGTGGCGGGTGCGCTGACGGCGATCTTCGAGGGCGGCATCACCGACTCGGTGATGGCGGCGTACCTGGCGAACACGCAGCAGGCGATCACGGTGAAGCTGTCGCCGATCGGCGACGCGGTTCACTCGATCACGCTGCAGCAGTCGCTGGTGGCCTACGAGTCGGGTGCTCCGCAGGGCTCGAACAAGTGGATGGAGATTCAGTCCAACTTCCGGGGGCTGATGAACGCCACCGACGCGCTCGACGGGAAGCAGTCGCCGGCGCAGGTGATCATCCTCAACGCGCAGACGGCTGCGTACTGATCTGGTCGACCACGGTTCGTGGTCGGGGCGACCAGATGGTCCGGTTCCATCAACAACGAGCGGGGAAGGTGTCACGCGCATGGCTGTAACGATCGAGGTTCCTGGTGGCGAGGTCGTCCTGCTCGACGCGCCGGGGGAAATGACCCCCCGGCGTCGTCGAGAAATCGAGATCGTCGCGTCCCGGATCGGCCGCAAGATCGAGGTCATCCAGAACGCGTCGCGGATCCTCTGCGACGGCGACGTCGTGGTCGACCAGTCCGAGGAGAAGGACGCCGAGGGGGAGCTGAAGTTCACTGGCGGCGACGTCGAGGTGTCCGAGCGCGAGTTCCGGCTGATGAACCGGCTTAACGATGCGGTGGCGTGGGCGATGTTGAAGTCGTGGACGCTGCCTCAGCCGCTGCCGGCGTCGCCGGAGGAGTTCTTGGACGACTGCCCGATCGCGGTGTACGACGTGCTCCGCGAGAAGGCTGCCGCGATCTCCGCCGGCCTCGAGTTGGCGGCGGCTCAGTTCGGTGTCGACGGGGTCGAGGACACCGCTTCCCCTACTGGGGGCTGAGGCGGCTCCGGTCGGCGCTTCAGCCTGGTGGCGGGCCGGCGTGGATTGATCCTGCGACGGCCGCTAAGGACCGCATGTTCCGGTACCGGCTGCTCTATCCGATGCCGGTGGAGCAGTACCTCGACGAGCCGTGCGACGAGATCGAGTGGGCTTTGCACATCGCGGAGCTGCGCGGTGTGACGCCGTGGATCCCGAAGCGAGGTGATCGTGATGATGCTGGGCCTCGCTGAGTTCGAGGCGGCGCTGAAGAAGGTCGCGGCCGAGGCGGACGAGGCGGCTCGCGCGACCGTGTCGAAGGCTGCGGCGCTGGCCGAGGCGGGTGCAAAGGGCAACTTCGCGGGCTCGCACAAGAAGGGCGAGCCGCGTGTGCAGGCGTCGGTCGGCGGGCATCCGGCGCCGAACGTCGTGACGGGCAACCTGCGGCGCTCAATCCGCACGGACCCGATCAAGCGGTTCGGGCTCGGCGACTACGGCACCATCGTCGCCCCTCGAGCCATCTACTCCCGTGCCGTGGAGCTGGGGCGGCATCCCGGCTCGGCTGCGTATCCGTTCTTCGAGCCGGCGGCACGGCTCGTGCGGCCTCGGTTCGGCGAAATCGCTGCACAGCAGTGGTCCAAGTTCCTGCGCTTCTGACGATCTGAGAGGGGGACCCCGTGGCGTCCGAGATGCTGCTCCCCCCTCTGATCCTCGAGTTGCGGGCTCGCGCCGGGCAGCTGTACTCCGAGCTGGGGAAGGTCGACGCTGCCGCTCGTAAGACGGCGGCGGAGACCGAGAAGTCCGGCTCGAAGATGGGCGGCGCGTTCCAGAAGCTGCAGGGTGTCGGGAAGACCGCGACGCTCGGGCTGGTCGGCGGCGCGATCGCTGTCGGTGTCGAGTCGATCAAGATGGCGTCGCACTTCCAGGCGTCGATGACTCTGCTGCAGACCGCTGGTGGCGAGACGGCCGGGAACATGAAGACCGTCTCCAACGGCATCCTCGGGCTGGCGCGGTCGACGGGCACCTCGACGGAGCAGCTCGCCGAGGGCATGTACACGATCGAGAAGGCCGGGATCCGTGGCGCGGACGGTCTGCTCGTCCTGAAGGCTGCCGCGCAGGGCGCGAAGGCCGAGAACGTCGACCTCGGGACCGCGACGAACGCGCTCACGTCGGTGATGATGTCGTACCACCTGAAGGCCAAGGACGCGGTGTCGGTCCAGAACCAGCTGATCGCCGGTTCGGGCATGGCGAAGACGTCGATGCAGGAGTACGCCGGGTCGCTGTCGACGGTCATCCCGGTGGCGTCTGCTGCCGGCATCAACTTCGCGCAGGTCGCTGGTGCGATCGCGACTCTCACCCAGCACGGCACGTCGGCGTCGGAGGCGACGCAGGAGCTGGCGAACACGATCCGCTCCCTTCAGGCACCCAACGGTGTCGCGTCGAAGGCGCTGCAGCAGCTCGGGATCAACGTCACGGACCTGTCGAGCAACCTGGGCAAGCGTGGACTGACGGGCACCATCGATCTGGTCACCGAGGCGATCCAGCGGCACATGGGTCCTGCCGGGCTCGTCGTGGTGTCGGCGTTCAAGAAGTCGCAGTCTGCCTCGGCGGACGCTCGCGCGGAGCTGTCGCGGTTGCCGGCGTCGATGCAGACCTTGGCGAAGTCGTACCTCGACGGGTCGATCACGCAGACCAAGTGGCGGTCCTCCCTTAAGGGGATGGGTGTCGAGCAGCGGCAGCTCGGGATGCAGTTCGCTGCGACGGTGAACCAGTCGCGTGGCTTCAACGACATGTTGAAGGCCGGCAACCCTTCGGCTCGCACGTTCGCCGGGACGCTGAACCAGGTCATGGGTGGCGCGACGGGGATGAACACGGCGCTCATGCTGGGCGGCGACAACATGAAGTACTTCAAGACCGCGACCGATTCTGTCGCGAAGGCCGGGCAAAACGCCGGCTCGAACATCTCGACGTGGGCCAAGACGCAGGCGAACTTCTCGGTCCAGTTCGACAAGTTCAAGCAGACCATTTCGACGACCGCCATCGTCATCGGGACGTGGCTGATCCCGAAGGTCCAGATGCTGTTCGGGTTCCTGTCGAAGCACATCGGTGTCGTGATCGCGCTCGCTGCGGTCATCGGTGGCGCGCTCGTCGTGTCGATGCTCGCCTGGATCGGGTCGCTCGTGGTCGGGGCTGCCAAGTCGGTGATCAGCTTCGCGAAGATGATGGCTTCCGGCGTGCGGTGGGCTGCGGTCAACGGCGCGAACTTCGCGTCTGCGGTCGTCGAGTACGCGTCGCTCACCCTCGCCGGCGAGACGTGGCTGGCCACGCAGATCCAGCAGTTCGCTGCCTCGATCGCGGCCGGCGCCTCCTGGGCGGTTGAGCACACGGTGATGGCTGCGACGTTCATCGCGGAGAACGTGGCGATGGCGGCGTCGGCGACGATGGCGTTCATCGCCGAGAACGCGGCGACACTCGGGATCGTCGCCGGGATCGCGCTGCTCGTCGCCGGCATCGTCTGGGTCGCGACGCACTGGAAGCAGGCATGGCACGCGATCACGGACGTGCTGAAGGCGGCGTGGACCGGTGTGATCCGGCCGGTGTTCGACTTCATCAAGCAGCACTGGGGTCTGCTGTTCGCGCTGCTGACCGGTGGGCTGTCGCTGCTCGCCCAGCATTGGCGTGACGTGTGGGGTGTCGTGCAGACGGTCTACAACGCGGTCATCGCCCCGGTGTTCGACTTCATCAAGCAGCACTGGGGCCTGATGTTCGCCGTCGTCACCGGTGGTCTGTCGCTGCTGATCCAGCACTGGCGCGACGTGTGGGGCATGGTGAAGTCGGTCTACACGTCGGTGATCCTGCCGGTGTTCCACGCGATCGAGGTCGCGTCGAAGGCGGTCGGGTCGGGGCTGAAGTGGGCCTACGACCACACGATCAAGCCGGTGTGGGACCTGTTCGCGACCGCGTTCGGCGGGATCAAGAAGGGCTGGGACGCTCTGTGGTCCGGCCTCGGCACGGTCGGGACCGGTGTCATGTCGGCGATCAAGGACGTCGTTAACGGCGTGATCTACGCCATCAACATGGGCGTCTCGGCGGTCGACGGGGTGATCCACGGGATCAACGGCATGTCGCATGCCCTGTCCGATCTGTGGACCTGGATTCCGGGTCTGGGCGGCACGGGCATCCCGGCGATCCCCGACATTCCTCAGGTGCCGTACTTCATGGATGGCGGCTGGGTGCCGGGCGCGGTGTCGCGCGGCATGGCTGCGGTCGTCCACGGGCAGGAGTACGTGCTGTCCCACAAGATGTTGACCGGTCGCGCTCCGATCGACCCTTCGGTGGCTGCGATGGTCGCTTCCGGGGCGTCGGCTCACGCGGTCGGTGGCCGCTCGAGCGGGGCCGGCGCCGGCGGTGGCGCTCCGGTGCTCGAGAACCACACTCACGTGTACATCGACGGTAAGCAGATTCAGCACGCGGTGGAGCGTAAGCAGCTGCAGGCCGGTCTGCGGCGCGGCGGCGCTCGCACCTACCAGGGCTTCTCGAAGTGACCTATCCGGTTGCGCTCGGCGCGGTGGGGATCGTGAAGGAGGCGTCCTACGGGGCGGGTGGGGTGGCTGCGATGCTGCTGCCCTGCACCGCTGTGGGCACGCCGGCCGACGTGGTGGGGCAGCTGGTGGACCGGTCGTGGCGCGGCTCGGCTGTCGACTCTGTGAACCATGTTCCTGGCACCACGGACGGTGCGGTCAGTCTCGGCGGGAACGTCACCCCGGACACGATCGGGTTCCCTCTCGTCGGGATCCTCGGCGACGTGGCGGTGGCGTCGGGAACGACCAAGACGCACACGATCAGTGTCCTGAATTCTGGGGCGCAGCAGCCTCCGTCCTACGCGGTGACGATCTCGGATCCGATCGGGCCTCTGCTGTACGCCGGGTGCAAGTTCACGGCGGTGAAGCTCGACTTCACCCCGGACGGGCTGCTCACGTGGGCGGCGGACCTTGTCGGGTTCGACGCGGCTGCCGGGTCGGCGCTGCCGGTTACGGCGAGCGCGGAGAAGGTGATCGCCGGCTGGGTCGGTGTCGTCACGATCGGTGGGACGGTGGAGACGCGGGTCATGGCTGCGTCGGTGGAGTTCACGCGGCCGGTGACGGCGAAGCGGAACGTGACCGGTGTGCAGCGTCCGTGGCTGCAGCGCTCGGAGATGGTGAAGGTGGCCGGGTCGATGACGCTGGTCGCTTCGACGGACTCCTACCGGCAGCTCGCGCTGCTCGGCACGTCAACGTCGCTGGACATCAACTACTCCCAAGGTGCCGGCGCTGCTCTGCGGCAGCTGAAGGTGCACTGTTCGGACGTGACGCTGATCTCGGCGCCTCGCGACTACGGGCAGCAGTGGATTGAGCTCGCGGTGACGTTCGAGACGGATGCGAACGCGACGGACGCGGGTGTGTCGGGTGGGCTGTCGCCGGTGAAGGTGACGCTGCAGAACCAGATCGCGGCGGGGGTGTACGCGTGAGCCTGAACGCCAACTGGCCGGTGATGGACTACGCGGTGTGCTGGGCTGCCGGGCCGGCGCAGACGCCGGTGCAGGACTTGTGGTGCTCGGTCGCGGAGCGGACCGAGGGCACGGTGGCGGTGACGCGCGGCAAGCAGTACGAGCTGGATCAGTGCCAGCCGGGGGAGATGACTTTCTCGCTCCGCAACGACGACGGGGCGTTCGACCCGAAGAACGGCGCCTCCCCCTACGCGGGGTACGTGAAGCCGTACCGGCTGGTCCGGTTGCGGGCGCAGTGGTCGCCGACGCAGAACCTGTTCACGGCCGATCAGGCGACGGCGGGTAAGGCTTCGTCTCTGCCGGTCGGGGTGACGCTGCCTCCGTTCGTCACGGCGTCTGCTGGCGGGTCGCCGCAGACGATCGCGGCGGGTGGGGTGAACAAGTACCAGGTTTCGGTGGCGTCGGGCACGGCGATCGCGGCGCGGTGGTTCCGGTTCGCCGGCGCCTCGGTGTCGCCGGGTCTGCCTCACACGATCACGTGCCTGGCTGCAGGTGACGCTTCTGGTGCGGTGCAGGGGCAGCTGGTCATCCAGTGGTACAACGCTGCCG